AACATTAGTTGGGAAAATATCCTTGAACTTATACTGTGCTAGAACAGAGGCATTTCCACCTGTACCAGTACCAGTTTCTCTTCCTGGAGTTCTTCCACTAGTGAAATCTGAATTTCCTCCATTCTGAGTTCCTCTACCCAGTTGTAATACAGTAGCATCGGCCATGTAATCTACAGGTGAAGTCAAACCACTGTGATCAGAATACTGACCAATGTTTTGCATCCACGCTTCAAATGCTCTTCTATACTGGAAGTCTTCGTCGTTGATAACGGTGATAGTCCAGGTATCGAAGGTTCTGTCGCCAGCAACCTTCATTGTTCTACCACGGAAAGGAACTTCAATGGGTGAAATGTTTGATGCTGGTAAAGCAGCTGCCTTACATAAGAAAGTGAATTTTTCGGCATCAAACTGACCATCACCATCACCTTGCAGACCCAGATTTACTCCAGCTGCAGCGCCTGGTACATTCAAAGAAACTTCAAAAAGGTTGGGGCGGGCACCGCCGCCAATTAGTTTTGATTTGAATTGTGAGAGACTTTTGAGAGTAGCCATTTTTTAATCCTCCTGTTTAATTAATTTATTGAGATGATCAAACAGATCCAGCAACTTCTTCAAAGCTTACGCCAGTTCTGGTTGCAACGAAGGTTAGAGTTACATAGTTAATTGATTTAGCTGGTTTCAGGAAGATGTCAGCTCTAAACTCATTATTATCAATCACATCTGGAGTGTTATTTGTTGCATCACAACGAACGAAGAATCCATATAGACCTCTCTTCGCTTGAACATCACGTAGGTATGGTTCAACAATGTTGATAAAGTTTGCTCTGGTAATCTCATCGTTCAGTTCGAAGAGTTGTGCCTCAGCACTTCTTTCTAGTGCCTGCTCTACAGTTAGGAATAGACGGCGAACGTTAATTCTATCAAATGCGGATGCATATCCAAGAGCAGTCTTGTCTCCGAACAGGAGAATACCAATACCTGGTTTGTTGATGATTGCGTTGATTCTCTGAGGATAGAGTTGGTCTCTCTGTGCTTTATTTGGATTATACGCTAATTTAATAGCATTATTCAGGATGCCTCTTTGCTGTCCTGCAGGTGAGAACCAAGGATAAGCAAAGATAGAAGTTCTTACACATAGACCGGCAACGTCAGCATTACATGGAATGTAACGGAACTTGTTGTTGAAACGGTCATAGGTGTACTTATATCCCGCATCAAAAATTGCATATGATGAAGAGGCAAGTGGTGAGAAGAACTCTAAGACGTTATCAGTTTGAGTGTCCGTATTTGTAAGATCAACAACATCTGCACGATGTGGTGAAATTACAGCAACGCAGTCTTTTCTATTATTAGCAATAGAAATAAGTTGATTTGCCTTTGCTTGTGATTCGAACTTGTTCCCTAAACCAGGACCCATAATTAAGTAATCAACTGCAATCTCATCTCTGTTGGAGAAGAGATTGTATGAAGTAAATAAATCACCTAAAGTTGCGGTCATCCCACCAGAAGCAGAATAATCTTGACCACCACTAAGGTTATAAGTTACGTTTCCAAGAGCACTGTATGTTCTATCTTGAGAATCTAAATTCCACAGACCTTCCGCTGTAGTATTTGCAGTAAATCCAGAACTAAATCCAGTTGGAACCACATCCTCATTTACATTTAGATCATCTGATGGATTGTCTCCAACATAAAGATATTTTGAAAATACTGCAAGATAATTCTTCCACCAAATCTTCTGTGGAGAATTGACTGCAGAGATAGCATCGGTTGCCTTAGATAGTCCGATGAATTTTTCAAGTAAGTTTCCTTGAATACCAGTTACAGAACCAGTATCATCTACAACTACAACGTGAATTTCATCACTCTTACCGTTTCTATCAACTGCATACTGGGAAGTACCTGGTTTGGGAGCAATTGATCTCCAGAAGATACTTGTATTTGTGAGAGTTAAGGTTTGCTGGTCATACCAATCGCGGATAGGATTAGTGCCAGTATTAACTGCTACGCTTGTGGTAGCAACACCAGCATTAGTTATTACATCAACTGTTATAGAACCACCCGAAGTTGATGGTTTAAAGGATCTTAACTGTGAAAGTTGAGCATACTCAACCTTAGTTTCAGTTCCTACAGTATCTACTACAGATACAACTTTAACATCTAAAGTGCTTGCTCCGATTCCGGTAACAATACCCTTAAGATATCCATTGAAAAGGGAAGTAGTTCCTACGCCAGCAGAAGGTACATTGGTTAAGGTTGTAGTTACTGCATAACCAACCTGAACGAATGTTGTAGCAGCAGCACCAACAGTAATAATTTGGTCTGCTTTGTCGTCAATTACACATACCTTAAGATCGTTTGCCCAGGAACCAGGACTCTTAGCTGCGAAAATGTAGTTTGCAATATCGTCAGCATAATTTGCTTCATAATCGTCAAAATTCTTGATTTTGAGATTTGGTTCGCCAGCGGTTGAAATTCCAGAGGAGTTTCTGATTGCGTTAGCGTTTACTAGGTTAGCACCATCAGTTCTTGCTACCTTAAGTACGCCACCATATGAAAGGAAAGAAGATGCACTCATCCAGTACTCATACTGAGCATCTGTGGAAAGTGGCTTTCCAAAAACATCTATTAGTTCGTTTTCTGTAGTGATATCAATTGGGTCATCTACGGGGCCAATTGCAAAGGGTCCAGCAATTGCACCGATATTATCTAATACATTATCAGCTCTTCCTACTGTTAAATCAACCTCCCTGACTAATACTCCAGGAGATAATTGAGGAGTCGCCATGTTTTTCTCCGTAATCTCAGATTAACTGGAAATATTTATTAAAAAGAGTATTTCCAGTGGGGAAATGAGACGTGAATATTTACCAATCAGGATAACCCCAATCAATTCGTGATGATGGATACTTTTTCTTAATAGTGTTAACTCTGCTTATAGTGCATTCCTTACACTCGTATGCATATGAAGAAGCAACTGCTCCACGATCTTTACGTGTTCTATAGAATCCATCGATTAAATTTTTTGTTTCTCCGCAGATTCTACATTTTCTATCAGTAAGGAATAAGTGTCCTAACTTTATTTGTTTATCTAAATCCATTACATATATTCCCACATGTATGAACGGTCTCCATATTCATCAACATACCATCTGTCGCCATCATCATCAATAAAACTACTTTCATCCAATCCATCAGATATAAATCCAAATGGAGACATATCTTGTTCTATTTGATTTTTTTGCTCCTCATATAGACGTTTTCTTACATCTTGATCGGTAAGTTCTTTGAAGTAATCCTGAGCAACTAACCAAGCATATATCACTAAGCACATGGCCAAGTCATCATTACATCCCTCTTCCGCTTCAAATGAGTTATGCTTTTGAATAAAAGTAGTCAACTCGGAGATTATTTCATAATCATTTAAATATAACTTGTCCTCCTCAATCATGGTTTTTAGATTGAGGCATCCAACTTTTTTAACTGTTTTGGACATCTTAACACCAAGTTGCGTTTTCTTTCCAGAAAATCCTTGACCAACTATCTGACCTGCTCTACCTCTCATAGAACACATAAGAAGATTATTATATTCCAGGTCATACTGAAGAATACTTGCAACTTGGTCACCAACATCGTTTACTTCACATAAAATATATGCACTGTTATATGCTGTTGCTGCTTCGTGAATTATGCTCGGAAAAAGCATTGGTTTTATTTCATTATTTCGATATTTTGCAACTACCCTATGTGGAAATTGTGTGATATCAACAATAGCAAATGCAGAATAATCATTTCCAACACCTCTAGCAACATCTACTGTTATTAAGTAATCATGATCTTCTTCAGGATCAACATAAACATCTAAACCAGCACTACGTGTCTTTGGATGATCGTAGACAAGGTTTCTAAGTTTACTTGGTGCAATGAGAGTATCTACTGAACCTAAAAATTCACATTCAAATTCTACCTTAAATTGTTGATCACTTGTATTAGCGATGGTTTGTTTTTTCCATTCCTCATCTCGGCCAGGAACTTCTGACCAATGAACATCAGTAAAAATATATTCATTCTTACCCTTTTCGGCATCATGCCACATTCGGTAGAAGTGATTCATACCGTGTGGAGTTGAAACTATAATAACCTTAGTTTGTTTACCGGAAGTAATTGTTGGATATACTGATGCGAAGAAAGAGTCTGCAATATGGTTTGGGACGAAAGCAAATTCGTCCAAGAATAGAATGTTAAATGACATTCCTCGGACAGCAGATGCTGATGTGGATGCCGCTAAAATCTTAGAACCATTTTCTAATTCAAGAGATCCCTTATTCCAAGAAACAATCCCCTGTTGCATCCATTTAGGAAGATTTTCATAAGCAGTCTGCAATCTATCCAAAAGTTCTCTTGCCGTCGCTGCTTTGTTGGCAAGAATACCAATATTTACATTATCATTAAAAACTGCATAATGAAGAAGGAAAGAAACTACCGTTGTTGACTTTCCAGTCTGACGAGGCATCTTACAGATATTAAATCTATGTTCATGAAACCTTCTTACTAACTTTTCTTGGAATGGATACATCCGGAAAGACTGCAATCCATGGTCTAGAGTTACAATCTTTACGTAATTTTTGGCAAAATAAACCGGGTCATCTTTACACTTAACAAACTCTAGAACTTGTTCTTGTGTAAATTCAATTGGCGTATTTGCCTTCTTAAGAAGTGGATTACCTAAGTAAACATCAGACATAATAAAAAAACCTTAACTATTAATTACAATTCCATCTACGGAGTGCTTTGTTGATATTGCTATCAGGGTCTCTTGCAGTTTTTGCACTTGTCAGTTTAGACTTCATGCCCTTCATACGGCGGCAAAATGACTTACGACGATCTGCCCTTTTACCTGATGGATTTTTCTCAGTAACTGCAGTTTGTAACTTTGAACCTGGATTTTCTCTACGATATGCTTTTACTGCAGCAGGACTTAATCCATCAGTATCATCTTGCCTGTTTACCTTTTGCCAGTCCTCACCCATTTCAACCTCTTCTCCCATAGGTTTTACATAATTTTTATTTGGACCAGACTTTGCAAAACTACCTCCTTGAGGTCCAACTGCTTGAATTAGAGGAGCGCCGGGTTGAATTTCTGAGACATAGTGGTTAACTAATCTACAATCAGGATAGACTTTCTGTAGTTCAGCAGTCAGTTCAGATCTAGAAGGCATCTTAGTCTGAGGGAAAAACATCTTAACACCATAATACTTTCCTCTCCAAGAAAGAGTAATTGCAATCACATTTCCAGTTTGTGCTTGAAGCCTAGATGCCTCATCAATTTGAGATTTAAAACCTTTAATTGGTTCTGGTTTAATCAGATCTACAACTTCTGCAAATGTATTCCCATCAGCATCTTCAATG